AAGTATGAGCCAGAGCCAGAGTCACATGCTATCAAGATACTTGAGAATAGTTTAGTCTCTCTAGAGACACTTGTATCTGTTCACATCCAAGGCATAGGAGAAAAGAGATGCTACTTGTCAAGAGGAGGATCCTTCCGTGAGAAGCTTAACCCTCTGTATAAGAACAACAGAGCAGGTATCCATAGACCTGAGCATCTAAACTTCTTGAAGGATTATATGACCAAGAAGTATGGAGCTATCTGTGAGTATGGTAAGTATGAAGCTGATGATCTCCTTGCTATGAATCATGGTGAGAATACAATCTGTGTCTCTATAGACAAGGACATGCTACAGTTTCCCGGAGCACACTTCAACCCTGTTAAGAACAAGTACCTTATTGTTACAGAGGAAGAAGGTAATAGGTCACTATATAGACAGCTGCTCACAGGGGATACAGCTGATGGAATACCTGGCCTTAAGGGGGTAGGTCCAAAGACAGCTGAGAAACTTCTAAGTGATACCTTAGAACCTTATGATATGTACTGCATATGCCTTAAAGAATACCTCAAGAAGATACCTAAAGAGACAGGAGAAGATACTACACAACATGGCATAAGAGTTATGGGTATTATTAAAACCAATATGCAGATGCTATATCTTCTTAGGTCTGCAGATGATAAGTGGGAGATGCCTACACAAGGAGATGACAATGCTTGAACTAGGAACAAGAGTACGTATCATTAGTGACTCAATTGATAACTATGAGATCTTCTCACTGGGAGCTGAGGGTATTGTTATAGACTACCCATCCACTCCTGAAGGTGGCTATGAAGTTCGCTTTGACAAGGGGGTATATAACTCAAGAGGATGTTGCATATGGTATGTCCAACCTCAAGACATGGAGGTAGTTGACGATGCTTCTTAAATTACTAAAGGTTGCTATGATTGGTGCACCTGCTTGTGTAATTGCTGGAAGTGGTATGGCTCTGATAGAGTTTGGAGAAGTTTATATAGGTCTTTCACTTGTACTACCTGCTATCTTCTGGGGACTTATCTTTGTCTGTGAGGTGACTGAATGACACAAGGTCACTGGGTAGGGATCAAGGCAGAACCTGATAAGTTCTTTGGGTTCCTGTACTGTATCACTCACAAGAAAAGCAAGAAGAGATACATTGGAAAAAAACAATACTATACAGCTAAGCAAAATGTAAAGGGGTGCAGGAGTAAGATAACAGATAGACAATCTCCTAAGTGGAAGTCATGCTGTTGGCAGGAGAGTGACTGGAAAACCTATAGTGGTTCCTCTAAGTCTCTTACTAAGTTCATAAGTGATAATCCTGATGACATCTTTGAATACTAGATCATTCGTCAATGTCGTAGCAGAGGTACTCTCCACTATGGTGAGTTAAAAGAACTATGGAAGAGAGATGTCCTAGCTGCTGAGTTCAATGATGGTACACCTATGTACTTCAACCTATCAATTGGGGCTATTAAGTTTAGACCACCTAGGATATATAAGGAGGAATAAAGAATGGAGAACATCTGGCAGTACCTTGGATTCAAAGACCCCGTGAGAGAAGAGAAGAAGACAGTACACCTTGCACTTGAGTCAGAGAAGCTTAACCCTACACAAAGAAACAGAATGCAGAAGGCAGGGTATCTTTCTGAGAAGCTTGATGGTGTCTATGCTCTGGTTACATTTGTTAATGGAGAAGTAAGACATTGGGGGAGATCAGGTAAAGCTCTTAGTAATTGTGAAGGACTTGACCTTAAGATTGAGGTGAAGCTCAATGGTGTTGCTGAGGGGTTAGTGTTCATCTCTGAAATTACATCTCTTGACCCTCTTGCTAAGCTTAGTGGGTACCTTACACCTTCAAGGGTTAAGCAAGGTACCTTCAAGCCTACTAGTATGAAAGATAACTTCCATGATCTTCTTACACTAGAGGAGTTCATTCAAGGTGTGAGTCCAAGGTCCTTTGGTAACAGACAGTGGAATCTAAGGAACATGTACCCTTATACTGTTGAACAATACAAACTTACTTTTGATGATGCTAGGGATGTCTCTAGGGAGATGATAGCAGATGGTCTTGAGGGTGGTGTCTATGCACAGGATGTTCCATGGATTGCTGGCAAAAGAGATGAATCTTTAATCAAGTTCAAAGAGAAGTTAAGTTTTGATCTAGTTGTAGTAGAGGGACTACCTGGTAAAAAAGGTTCTAAGTATGAGCATACCTTAGGGAAGTTAGTGGTTCTCTTTAAGGCATTTGGTAAGCAGGATGGTGACTCTCTAGAGATACCTATTAGTGGGATGAGTGATAGTGAGCGAGACCTCTGGTGGAAAGACCCCTCTTCTATCTTAGGTAAGATTGTAAAGGTGGATGCTAAGAGTTACACAGAGAATGGGAACCTGAGAGAGCCAAGGTTCAAAGAGGTACGAGAAGATAAATCAACAGGAGACTTTGAATGAGTAGAAAGAACAAGAAATACATTGGACTTCCCAAAGGTGTATACAAAACTAAGTCAGGTTACAAAGCAGAGAAACATATCAACAATAAGACAGAGTACTTTGGATGTGCTAGGAGTCCCGAAGAAGCAGAATATAAACTGTATAAGGGATACTACAATCATCATTGGAAGAATATGGGAGATACCTCTAAGTACTGGGGCTTCATCTATCTGATTACCAATAAGAAGACAGGTAAACGTTATGTAGGTCAGAAGGTCCTTCAGTGGTGGGATGGGCCACGGGGAGGGTATAAGTGCTATGACAAAGGGAGTGAGTGGTATGATCCTAAAGCATGGAAGGAGAGTGACTGGAGATACTATACCTCTTCTTCTATCCCTTTGAATGAAGAGATAGCACGTGGTAACATATGGGATTACTCTTATGAAGTAGTCAAGATGTGTAAGGATAGACTTGATCTACACCTGTCTGAAATCTTCTTTATGATGGATCATGATGTCCTTAATGCTAGAGATCAGGATGGTGAGTATCTCTGGTACAATGAAAACATTGCCTCTGTAGAGTTCCGCCCTCCCTTTAATAAGGAGCAAGCAAGAGACCTCTCTCTAGAGACACAAGAGAAGATGAGAAACTACTACCTGAAACCACAGGTAGATGCACAAGGTAATGTAGTTCCTTTTGAAAACCAAACAGGAGGATTTCAAGATGTCCGATAATCAAGTAGTGTGTAGCAATTGTCACCGTATCTATGACTCTTCTCGATTGGAAGAGTGTCCTGAGTGTTCAAGCAGAGAGCATATGGATATTACCTTGATGAACAATGAACCCTTTAAGCCAGAGGGATACAAGGCAGGTATAGAGGAGCTCATTCCTCAGGTACTAGAAGAAGAGCCTATCAAGTGGTTCCAGTGTCAGAGTCCTACACGACCTGTCTCTCCAGTAGAAGATAAGCCTCTTGACCAGAAGCATGATGAAGGGCGGCCAGCAGTAGGTCAGATGATGGCTGACTTTCCAAGGGCACTCCTTATGTTAGCTAAGCTTACCTCTTATGGAATTAAAGAAGGTAAAGCAGCAGGTGAATGGAAGAACATACCTAATGCTAAGATACGTTTTGAGAATGCTCTTGGTAGACACAACCTTGAGATGCACATCCACAGTAGGGATCAGGACAGTATGTACCTCCATGCAAGCCACCGAGCCTGGAATGCTATGGCAGTACTAGAGCTTATTCTTATGGAACAAGAGGATGACAACTTTGAGAACATGTAACTTTGAGACTATCAGCCTGAAGATAGTGGGGGAGGACATCAAAATAGTGGTGAAGTCCCCCACCTCCGAATGGGTAGAGGTCAACCTGATGATTGACGAGTTGATGATCTTCCTTACAGAGTGCGGTAATGCCATGGAAGAGGCTAAAGGAGCTGAGAGTGCTGCTAAGATCCGAAGAGAACTAGAGAGGATTAGACGATGCGGATAAAACTGGATGAAGGTGCAAAGGCCCCTACTAAGGGGACTGAAGGTAGTGCGTGTTATGATCTCTACAGTAATGAAGAGGTTGTTATAAAGACAGGA